CGATTCGCAACGCGGCGAAATAGAATCGGAAGAGGTGACTGCTTTACACAAAGCAGAGAAAGCCATGAAGGGCGCACAGGCGAGAATGACCAAAGCAACCCAAGAAGCGGCTGACTTGAAGCGGCATAATGCCGACCTGATCAGAAGCATCACGGAGCTTAAAGGTCAACTTGTTGAGACTCAAAAGGATGACGGAAAGTTAGCGCAAATTAGGGAAGACTACCCCGATTTAGCTGGCCCACTGTTAGACGAATTGAAGCGAACGCAAGACGAAGTTGGTAAGGCTAAAGAAGCTTTAGCAGAGCAAGAACAAAGTAAGCATCAAGAGTTAGCGGATAAAGCGCAAGCTGAACACTTCGAGCGGATAAAAAAGGCTCACCCAAATGTTGATGAATTAATTGAATCGGCAGACTGGTTGAACTGGCTCGAAGACGCAGACTCACAGACGAAAGAGTGGATTCAAACTGGCTCGTCTAATGATGTTAATTCTGTACTTAATCAGTTTAAAGTAGATATGGGCGAACCTCTTCCCACGCCGCAAGAGCAGACTCTTAAGCGGGCAAAGTCGGTTGCAGAACCGAAGATGCCAAAAGCTAGGAAGTCTAATTTAAAAGGTGAAAAGAAAAACTGGACTGTCGATGAGATCATGAGGATGCCAAACGAAGTATTTGAAAAGCATCAGACTGAAATTCTCAAGGCAATGGAAAGTGGATCGATTCGCCGCTAATCTCTTGTGAGGTAATACAATGTCTTTTTCACAATTTAGTACGGGTACTACATCGGAAGTAAACTTTATCCCAGAGGTGTTTTCAAAACTCCTTCAGGCAAAGTTTTACAAAAAATCAATTTTGCCAGAAATATCCAATACGGATTATGAAGGCGAAATCTCAGGCCAAGGCGATAAGGTTGTTATTCGTACAGTTCCGGCTGTAACGATCAATAACTATGCTGGCACAATCACTACTCAAGAGCTGACCACGGCTAAAGTAGAGATGTTAATCGACAAAGCTAAGTACTACAGCTTTAAGGTTGACGATGTATTGGCGGCTCAGGCTGACATCAACTTGCTTGAAGGTGCGTCTACAGATGCGGCTGAAGGTATGCGGATTGCTGTTGAGACTGAAGTGCTTGCGGGTGCTATCACTGGTGCTACTACTATTGGCGCTCAAACCGCTATTACAGCGGCTAACATTTTGACCAACATCCTTACCATGTCTAAGCAATTAGACGAGCTGAACATCCCAGAAGAAGGCCGATTCATCGTTCTTTCTCCTGAGTTCATTAGCTTACTGAAGCAATCAGAGCTTCGTCAGGCATACCTGACGGGTGATGGTACTTCACCTCTCCGTAATGGTTTGGTTGGTATGGTTGACCGTTTTAAAGTGTTCCAAAGCAACATGGTTTACACAGCGGCTTCTGGCGCAGATAGTGGTTATACCCACGTTCTAGCTGGACATCCAAAAGCACTTTCTTTTGCGTCACAGTTTACTAACACTGAAACTGTTCGCATGGAAAGCACCTTTGGTGATCAAGTTCGCGGACTGAAAGTATACGGCTCTAAGGTCGTTACTCCAGACGCACTTGTAGTTGGTAAGTGGACCTGATACTAGGCTTACCCCTGAGGGGAGGGAAACCTCCCCTTTTTAGGAGATACCAGTGACAAACAAATCAGCAACAAAAAAAGACGAGATTTTTGCTACAGCAAAAGAAGACTTCGATGTAAAGCTAGATCGGAGATTAACTCTTGCACAGCTAGAAGAACAGGTTAAGCAACTGGCTAGAAACAAAGCCAACCCGCCACCTAAAGAACAAGCCCTCGTCCCTAAGCGGGTTAAAAATGTAATCACAGGTAATGAGTTTGATTACAACGTGCTTTTTAAAGATAACCCCGATTTACAAATAATCGAATGGGAGAGTGACGATGGCAACAACTAAAGTTGTAGATATTTTGGATCGGGCTGGAATTATCCTACAAGATAATACTAATGTTCGATTTCCCAACGAAGAGCTTTTAAAGTTCTTTAATGACGCGCAGAAAGAAGTTGTACTGCACAGACCAGACGCAAAGATGGTAAACACTACCTTCGCTTGCGCTACTGGAAGTAAGCAGACATTACCTTCAGCCGCGTTAAGACTGATCGAGATAGTTCGTAATGTAGGTGGCAGAGCTGTTACTCAAGTACAGCGTCGAATACTAGATGAAACCCTACCGAACTGGCATGAGACTGCGGCTGGAACAAACAAGATTGAGCATTTTGTTTATGATCCTGCCGACCCCAAGACTTTTTACGTTTACCCTAAAGCGACAAGCGGAACTCACTCACTAGAAATCGTATTTAGTTCATCTCCTTCCGAGATTGCTATCTCCAACTTCGTTTCCGACACTAGCGTAATCAGCATAGATGATGTCTACGCTAACGGTTTACTGGACTATGTGCTTTATCGCTCATACCAGAAGGACTCAGAGTTCGCTGGAAACGCGCAGAGAGCCATGATGCACTATCAGAGCTTTGCTAACGCCTTGGGTGTTAAGACTCAAGCAGATAGCGCAACAACTCCAGTCCCCACTAATTAAGAGTAACGGATAATGAAATATTCTGATTTTTCTGCACATGTCCGACCTGAAGTCCAAGGTGCGCCTGACTTTGTAATAGAACGGGCAGTGAGAGATTCAGCTATAGATTTCTGTGCAAGAACGGACATTTACATGCCTGAGCCTGAGTTCTTGACAGTGATCGCCGGACTTAATGAATATGCGGTTAGCTTGCCTACAGGCACAGAGCTCAACCATATTTTGGATATTTTCAAAGACAAGTCGGCATTATCCCCAATAAGCTACAATCAATTATTGTTGAGATTAGGGGATGAGACCACAACAGGTTCACCCCAATATTACGCCCAACGGGATAATGCCGATTTCTACCTTGCCCCAATTCCCGCAAGCTCAGATTCTATTAGAGTGTTGTATAGCGTTAAACCAACCTCGTCCAGTACTAGCATTCCGGACACTGTAGGCAAGGAGCATCGTGAGGCGATTTCTCACGGCGCTTTGTACAGGCTTCAAATGATGTCATCTCAACCTTGGTCAAACCCAAATGCGGCGGCTAATAACAAGCAGTTATTTGAACGCAGTTTGGGCCGAGTCATCCGTCAAGTTAAATATGGATTTAGCGGCGGATCTTTAACAGCAAAATCGAGGGCATTTATCTAATGGCATACTTGACTACAATAGATTTAGTTCAAGGGGATCAACTCCCTGAGATACAAATCATATTAAAAGACAGCAATTCTGCGGCCTCTGGAGCTATTTTGGATGCCGATGATCCTACAACCTTTGCGGCTTTAGACCTGACGGGTGGTTCTGTTCGCATGCGAGTGCGGACGGTAGGTCAGACCTCTCTAATAGATACCCTTGTCGGAACGATCATTAACGCTACGGGCGGCGTAGTCGTGTTCGTATTTGATTCAGATACGTTAGCCGCCAGCGGAGTCATTGAAGGTGAAATTGAATTCACGGACTCTGCCTCCAGAACTCAGACCGTTATGGATCTAATTAAGTTTAAAGTCAGATCGCAGTTCGGGTAATAGCTAATGGCTATCCGAGCGTCCGTAAGCTTTAAATCGATTGTAGCCAGTGCTTCGCACCGGAAGCTTGACCTAAACGCATCCCTACTTCCCTCGCTCGGCAATCAAGTTTATTTCACAAAGATGGTGGGTGTCGCGCACTGGAAAAATCTAGTCTTAGATGATATCCATGTAAACGCTTATCGTTCTGTTTTCTCTTTCGCTGATTCATTTAGCTTTTCAGACTCGCAACAATTGTCCGTGGATAAGGGCGTTACTGATGCTGTAACTTTAGGCAGTCTTGATCCAGTATTTAGTGTAGGTTCTGGTAGGTCTGATAATCTAAATATTATCGACTTCACCATCGCCAGCATTGGAAAGAACCTAACGAACAACGTGTCGTTTAACGAAGCGCAAACTTTCGTGACAGGTAAAGGCATTAACGACACTCTAGGGTTCAGCGAGAGCGTTCATACATTACTTACCTATATTCGTAGCTTTAGTCACGCAGTTCCGATGACTGATAGTCTTAGCTTGCAGTCAGGAAAAACAGCCACTGACTCAATAACCTTACCGGATACAGTAGCTTTAGCCCCGAATAAAGGGCTTGCAGATAGCTCATCCATCTCTGATGCGCCAGCCATAACTACTAGTAAGTTCTTGTCTCATCCTATTTATCTTTACGGCAGTTTAGTAGCGACAAGACAGCCTTATAATTTTATATTTAGTGAGACAGCCGGTGTGGTTTCAGTCACTGGCGAGCCTACTGACTCGCTATCATTTAGCGATGAAACCCCTGCATTTAATGTTGTCACCTCACTTCAGGATTATTTTGCTCTTGATGATTTTGCTCAAGTTGATAAGGACACTGTAGGAGTTAAGGTAAATGTTATCGGACTATCAGATCAAATTGAATTTGACCATATTGCAACTAGCTCGCTATTAAATAACGCGCTTATAGGCAACATGGTATTGAATGCTTAAAAATTAAATCATTTAATATCAGTAAATTACCTTGACCAGGGCGGAATTATTTGCTTTGTAAAAAGCTTACTTAGACCCTATAATAGCAACTGATTGACTGGCTTTACATGCGTCAAAGCTAGCATATTTTTACACCATATTTACAGGCGCAGTCACACTGTCTTCATGGATCGGAAAATCGGATGGTATAGATATTGTCGATTCAATTGGCTGTGAGCATTTAGTTTTAATGCTATACATGGTCAAAGTTTATTCGGCAATATGATATTGAATGCTGAATAAACCGGAGATCCACCATGATCCAAGATGATTTAAAACTTAAGGGACGACTTACCGTTAATTTAATTGCGGCTGACGGCTCTATTAAGAACACTCAAGAGATACCTAATCTCGTCGTAACAACAGGCAAAACCTTCGTGGCAAGTCGCATGGCTGGGACATCTTCTAGCGTAATGAGTCACATGGCTATAGGCACCTCATCAACTGCGGCGGCAGTCGGAAATACGACGCTTGGCGCTGAAGTTGCAAGAGTTGCTCTAACAAGCACGACGCCAAACGGTAATGACATTGTTTATGTGGGCTCATTCCCAGCAGGAACTCCGGCTTCATCAGCGGCTGTGGTAGAGGCGGCTATTTTAAATGCTTCTTCAAGCGGAACCATGCTTTGCAGGACGGTTTTCAGCGTCATAAATAAATCTGCAACGGACAGTCTTTCCATAAGTTGGGTAATTTCAGCTAGCTAGGAGCCTTAAATGGCAATTCAGTTCTCGAACCTAGCTAGCACTACGCTGGCTAGTGGCGTTTCCTCATCGGCAACGTCTGTAAGTGTAACCAGCGCATCTTTATTTCCCTCTCTGGGAGGTAGTGATTATTTCTATGCCACTCTAGGTGAGGACGCTGGATCTGAAATTGTTAAGGTTACGGCCATATCAGGAACTACATTTACAGTAGTTCGTGCGCAGGACGGCACTTCAGCAATAAGCCATAACGCAGGAACCCATTTTGCTTTAAGAGTTACTGCGGCGGCACTTGAAGACCTTCGGGATTCCCCTAACGTAGAATCCGTCTCCAAGAGCGGAGACACGATGACGGGCGCTCTACTGGGAACAACTGCAAGTTTCAGCGGATCAGTTACAGCCGCGTCTGTAGTAGTTTCAGGCACCGTTGACGGAAGAGATGTTGCTACAGACGGCACAAAGCTAGACGGTGTTGAAGCCAGTGCAACCGCAGATCAAACTGGCGCTCAGATTAAGACTGCTTATCAAGCAGAGACTAATGCTTTCACAGATGCTCAGTTTACTAAGCTAGGTGGCATAGAGGCACTGGCTACCGTA